TGTTTGGAAACGCCGTGGCGTGAAAGAGGTTTCATTTTAAAAATTTCCTTTTGGTTTTGTAGTTGACGAAAGGTTGTTTCTGTCACCTAGAACAGTACCAATCAAGTAAGAGGTACTGTTCCCGCTTCGCGGCCGCTTACGCGGTAGGTGTTGGAGAGGCCTCTGGAGCTGACCCGGTGCCCGGGACTAAGGGTTTACCCGGAGCAAGTCCGAGGTCTCTCACGGCTTCGATGTTAGCCGGATTTGTGACGAAGTCAACAAATAGTTGCGCATTGTTATTGAACTCTGCGCGAGTAGTGGCAGGGAGGGCGTTAAACGCCTCTTGGCCGCGTCGAACGGCGTTCATTGCGGTTTGGTAGTCGGTAACGTCGTAGAAGGCCTCTGGGAGGGCTTCATGGGCGTTGCCGATGGGTTGGATGCCTTTGGCATATTGAGCGACGATGCGATTGATATCACATTCGTCTTTGAAATGTTGTTGAGTCTTGGTTTCGGCGAAGACCGAAAGTGCAGACTCGTTTGACGCTTCATCAGCGTCGTAGTTGTAGGGAGAGCGGATAAACATGGTTTATTTCCTTAGGATCATTCTCATCATATCGAGAATGGGTTTGAGTTGATTGGCCTCGCGGCCGATGTTATCGAACGCTTTGGCGGCGTCGATATCGAGGTTAGCAAGTCCAGCTTGAGCTATGACGTGCTTGGTCTGAGCTTGAACGAAGTTGTAGCGTTGAGACTCAGTTAATTGTTGTTGAGAGGCAAGATTTGCCTGTTGAAAAAGGAGCTCTGCAGCCCTTTTGATTTTGAGATTTTCATCTTGAATGTTGGCCAGAGTAGCGACAATGTTTGTCGTTTCCTCTTTGGCTTTTGCGCTTTGAGCGGCGGTTAAGCCGGTTGTAGCGAATGTTTGATTTAGGTTTGCTTCGGCTTGTGGGTTCGCGAATTTAGAGGCGACTTCGGCCTCTACGCGAGCTTTAGCCGCATTAGCGGAGTTGAGCTCAGTTTGAGCTTTTATGTTGGCTATTTGAGCCATTTGCATCCCGGCATTTGAAAAGTTGTTGCCGGGGGAGGAGACAGTACCGGAGGGCTGACCGCTTGCTCCGGTTGATGCTGAAAGCATGGGGTTTAACCCTGCTTTTTTCATGTCTTCGACCTGAGTTTGGTAGCGGGTTGCGTATTGTTGAGCGGAAAACGCTTGCGCGTCTTCCTGACGATTTCCCGCGAATATGTTATCGAGGATTCCTCCGATAACGGGTAGTGCTGAGAGTCCCATAGTTTTTCCTTGTTACGGCTTCGCCTACATGCCCCCACAAGGGGGGCATATGTTTGGCAGGATTAGAAGTGGTCGATTAGACCGGGGACGGAGTAGAGAGGCATTGGGCGTGCCGCACGTATTTGGAAGAATGAGTCAAAGATAAATTGTTTGCCGTTGGCTTGACCGCCAATAGCAACGACCCGGGATACGGGTGGAGTATCTTGAATGAACTCATTTGAGAGTGTAGGTAGAGCATTGAATTTTTGGGCTAAGTGCCAAGCGTCAAGAGTGCCTTGAGCGGTTGAGCGGAAGAAGCCCGTGATTTGAGAAGGATGATAGCGATATTCTGCCCATCGTTCTTGATAGCCGAATACGCCTTCATCAGTTGAGTTACCAGTTACGTAGATTTCCTTGTTGAGAACTTCCTGTTCGCCTAAATGGGCGAAAACGGGGAAGTAGAAGTCGTAACGGGTTTTGCGGTTCCACATTCTGCGGAGACCTTGTTGGTAGTTGAGATCGGCGCGGACGGAGACCAGTCCGATAATGACGCCGTGTTCTGTGAAGGATTGAGTGAATCCATGGTTTGAAGCCAATGCAGTACCGATGCCTGCAAGGTTACCCAAGGGTGATGAGCCTCCGGAAATTCCGGTTGAGCTTGTTTGAGCGACTGGATTGATCGTGATAGGTGTTGAGCCGCCACCGAGGTACTCGGGACGTTGGAGGCGGGCGTCAGGAGATACAACGCCGAAGTGCGAGCGAATGATTTCCGTATAGCGTGTTCCGCCTCGGGCGTCACGTTCGAGAAGTCTTTGGACTTGGAAGGATTCGCGCAGAGCGTTGATTGTGACTGATGTTGCATCAGAGAGGTCGGCATAAATGCCGGAGGTGAATCCGGCTTCGTTTTTGGGGACGATGCCGATTGCAGTATTGTTGGCGGGTTGAGCTCCGCCAGTTCCGGCTTCGCCTGCAGTTTTGTTATAGAAGCCAGTTTTAGCATTGAGTAGTTGGCCTTGAGTATTGTCTGAGCCTAGGCCATATGCGCTAACGCTTGAGCCGTTCCAGAAGTTGAGGGAGCGGGTATCGCCCCAGACGGGAGCGGTAGTTCCAAGGGGAATCGAGATGGCTTCGCCTTTTTGTGGCCATGGGAGGGCGGATGTGAAGTAGTCATGTCGTTTGCCTCGACGTAAGAGTGAGTAAGCCATTGGGTCATCAGGGCCGTCGCCCATGTTGACTTGGACGGAGTCTTGGAGGTTTTGATCTCGGAACCATTCGTTCCAGATCAGATTGTATGCACGTAGGTGCAAGGCAGAGTGAGATACAGATTTGCCGGGAGTTACTTGACCGACAGTAGGCAGACCCATGTAGTCCTGGAGGGTGTTTACTGGGTAGCCTCCGGTGTCGGATACGACTTGAGGAATGAGGTAATCAGTAGAGTCGCCGGGGTTTGTTTGTTCGCCCATGAATTTTTGCCAGTTGTTCCACAACAGGCGGTTAGGGACGAAGAAGAAGAAGGAGTCGAGGTGCATGTTATCCATGACCGGGAAAAGTGGAGTTGCTAGACGGGCGAAAGCCGTCATTTTGAGGTTGAAGGTGTCTCCGGGGAGCACTTCATCGACGTATACAGGGACAAGGTAGCCAGCGTCGAATGTTGTTTTGTGGGCAGTTTCGATGCCGAAAGAGCTGCGAGGAATGTCGGCGCGAGGGATCATCGCGAATTTGTGGGTAGATACCGACTTGTTTTTGTGCATGACTGCCATGTTTTTTCCTTATGAAAAAGCCCGGGAGTGCCGGGCTATGGTTTGGTTTAGACCTGATCTGCGTGTATCAGGAGTTTCGGCTGATCGTGGCACACGATCTGAGCCGTGTTGTCATCATACTCGCCAAGCTCGTAGAGTGCAAAGTCTTTTTTGTGTTTGTTTAAGGGATTGTCTTCAGCCTCGCGGTTTACCTCGTCGGTGAAGGAGCGTAGAGCCATGCCTACGCTAGGGATGAAGTAAGGACGTCCGAAGGCGTCTGCCGCTGAATCGCGGACGGAGCAGATGATGAGTTTCATTTAAATAGTCCTAGTAAGTTTTTTGAGATTGGCCTGAGCGAGCTCATGTTTGACGGCCAGTCTATCAGGTGTGGCCTCATGGAACATTTTCAAGGCCTTAATTATGCGTTCTTGTTTTATTTCTTCGAATTCGTATGGATGGATTGCATCGTATTTCTTGTCGTAGTAACGAGGTGGCTTAATACGACGTCCTCCGCGCATTGTGATGCCGTCGGAGGGATAGACGTCGTTGTAGAACTTGTCGAACCAGACTTGGCCGATACCGGGTTTGAGAGACATTTTGTTGAATTCGGGCTCGACTTTGTAGACTTCGCCCGTGGATACGTCAAGGCGCTCGTATTTGGCGCCGTAAGGTTTTCCGGTTTTCGGATTGATATCAGTAAGTCGTCCAGTAGCTTTTTGAACGACGTAGCGTGCGCAGTAGCCTGCTGAGTTTTCGGTGGCTTCGCCGACCGAGGATATGCCGAATGGCCAGAGTTGTTCGAGTGTTTTAGATCTGTAGACAGTGTCGCCGAAGCGACTTTTGAAACTAGGTGTTTTATCATGGAAGTCCAGATTGAAGAGGATTGCGTGGAAGTGCGGGCGTAGATTTTCATCTCCGTATTCTCCGCACATGTAGAAGCGAATATTTTGACCTCTGAAGTGGTCGCGTAGACGTTTCATGAATTTTTGAAAGTCTTCGTAGTGTAGTCCCCCGTCTTTGGGTAAGTGTTCGGGGGCGTAGGTCAATGTTATGAAGCAGTTTTCGGGGTGTAGAGATGCCTCATGCATGCAACGAACCGCCCACATGCGTGAGCGGTCGATGCGACACCCTATGCATTGACCACAGGGTAGAGAGAGGGGATCACCCTCGCCAGAGCGAGGATTGAATTTTATTGAGCCGTCTTCGAGTTTGGCGGCTTTTAGCGGAAAGTAGCAAGCCATGGGTTTTCCTTAATAGGGTTTCCCCTAAGGTTATTGAGGTTTAGAAGCGGAATCCGCCGCGCATTGGCATGCCGCGTAGATTTGCTGACGCAGTAGTTGAGATGTTGTGCTTGAAGGATTTAGCACTTTTATGTTTGGAAACGCCGTGGCGTGAAAGAGGTTTCATTTTAAAAATTTCCTTTTGGTTTTGTAGTTGACGAAAGGTTGTTTCTGTCACCTAGAACAGTACCAATCAAGTAAGAGGTACTGTTC